GAGGTTCTTTATATGGTGTAGGTTCAGGTAACGCTTTAGACTGTAGTAGTGCCCTTAACGATGTGAATTGTGTAGGCTATGCTGCTGCTTATTTAACACAACAATGTGATTTAAATGCGTTATACAGTGATGCATGTACAGGCTATGCTGCTGCTTATCTTACACAGCAATGTAATATAACGCAGTTGTATGACACAACCTGTCCTAATTATTGGGATGCTTACGATGATCAACAGTGCGAAGAAGACTCACAATATTCACCTTCTTGCCCTAGTTACCTACAAGGAGAATCAGTAGCTTACTATGCAGAAGAAAATGATTATGGGTATACTGAAGAAGACATGTGGTATGATGAAGAATATGATGAGTACCTTGACCCAAGTGACCCTTGTTATCAAAATGCTTGTGAAAACTTTACGGATGCCGATTGGTATGAATTAGACGTAGAACAATTTGGGCAAGAACAAGTAGATGATTGGTATGGAGAAGAGGTAGCATTTACTGACGAAGGCAACATTGAATATGGTCCGGTAAGTGAGGAAGAATATTGGACAGCCATTGATAGTGGCATGGATGTGTACGATACAGAGCAAGAAGAAATACGAATAGCAGAAGACTTAGCGTGGGAAGAAGAACAACAAAGGTATGAAGAAGAAATGTTACAAGAAGAACTTTTCTTACTTGAAGAAGAAACATACGCTGTAGAATTACACAGTACAGAAGAAGAACATATAGACTATCTTGAAGAGTTTGCAGTTGTAGATGAATTTACAGTTGATCACACAGACGTAATAGATGTTTTAGATGCGGAGGAACTCATAGAACTATATGAGTTCGATACAATAATAAGAGAGGAATTAGATTATGAAGAAGAAATATTTGCAGTTCGTGAAGAAACTGAAGATGAGCATGAAGAAGAAATGGAAGAGCTTCAAGAAGAAGATGAAGAGTTTATGGAACTTGAGGAAGAAATGGAAGAGCGTCTTGCCGAAGTCGAAGAAGAAGCGGAAGGTAGCCAAGAAAACAAAAGGAGTTCAGTAAGAGTAAGTGCTCTTTCAGTTGTAGCAGACACACTGCGAACTGCTAGAGAAAGTGTAGTTGAATCAGAGGTAAGCACTTCAGAAAGTGTTGCAGTCTCTGTAAATAACTACACAAGTAATGAACTGTTTAGTGATAACTTTAATACAGAAAGTACAAGCTCTAGTGCTGTAATTAATTTTAATAACCCATCTAGTACAAGCTCTATTATATCCTTTAGTGGTACTAACTACGGCTCAACAACCTCTGCATCTACAGCCAGTGTAAGTAGCTCTAGTGTTATATTTTCATCCTCAACGGGAGGAGGAGGTATAAGTACGAGCAGTTCTCCTAGTAGGTCAGACCAATTTGCGTCCTCCTCTGCCCAGACTCAACAAGTTTTGTCTATGAGTTCTGTTGCAGTAACAGACACAGCAGGAAGTTCAGATAGTGTGGGGAGTTCTAGTTCGTCTGCATCCATTAGTATTACACCTATGCCAACATTTGATTCAACCCCACAAATAGTAATGGCAGATGTCCAAGTAACCGATATGCAAGGTGAAATTGATACTGCTGTCGGAGGCGTAATGACCGCATCAGAAGCTGATCAAGTGGCTGACCAAATTATTGCTAATAATATTAAAGAACAACAAGAAGCAGGGCAATCCACACAAGAAGAAACAGGAGAATACGGAGACCAGTCTACTTTAGTAGCTTTTATGGGTTATGTTGCAGGGTTTGATGCTTACAGGGAAGTACGGATCCCACAACCAGCAACTTGGTACGAGCCAAGGGCAATCTATGCAGATGTTTCAATTTCAGATAACATAGAAGCGTTTTATGGATTAGCAAGAACGAACATTAATACGATGCAAAGTTTAATTAATCAACAACCTAATTTATAGGAGAAAAATATGGAATGGTTTAAATCAAAAGCAGGGCAATTAATTGCTTTAGCAACTATCGTGAGTACCTTAGCAGGGTTCGGTTACGCGGGGGCAGGGTATGTTAATAGACTGGAGAACTTAGAAAAGAAAATAGGCGGTCTAGGTGAAACGGAAGATGCCCAACAAGTTATAGAACAAAGGTTTGCGACTATTGAAACCGCAGTAGAGTATTTAGAAAAAGAAATTGATGGTATAGAGATTCCTGATAACAACGATAAACTTTCTAATATGAAAGCATCAATCGCTAGTTTAACTAACGATGTAGAAAGAATACTTAGTGATATTGAAAAACTAGAGGATGGGAATAAAAATCCTTTAGCAAATTAACCATGAAAATAGCTTTGATAATGGGTGTGCTATTGCTTTCTACTGTAGCAGGTTCTGCCTTTTGGGTTAATTCATTACAATCACAGATTGGTACATTAAAAGGCAATCAACTTGTTTTAGAAGCCAAAGTCCAAGAACAAAACGAAGCTATTGAAACCGCTTTAAACAACCAAAAAAAAGCACAAACCCTCATGGCTTCTTTAGAAAAAGAGAAGCAAGAAGCGATGCGTAATGTTAATAAGTTAAGAAAAACATTTGCTAAACACGACTTAGATGAATTGACTTTAGCGAAACCAGAACTCATGCAAGGCAAAATAAATAGGGCTTCCAAACGAGTTTTAGAAAATTTAGAAAAATTAACCGACCCCAACCAATTTGATGAAGAAGTTAGCAATAATACTTAGTTTGGCTGTAGTGGCTTCAAGCTGTTCTATGATGGGGGATAGGGTCAAGCCTGTTTCCGTAACCACTATCGCTAAACAACAACCGATGTACCATCCGCCTTTACCAATGGAAGTGCAAATGGACCCTGTTGATTGGGAGATACTTACACCAGACAGTATGCAGTTGTATCTAGCCAATTTAGAAAAAAAGGAAGCACCGAGAAGGGCATTTTATACATTGTCCAGTAAAGAGTATGAACATTTAAGTATGGACATGGCAGACATCACTAGATACATTACAGAGATATTGGGAATCGTTAGATTTTATAGAGATTACGATAAAGAAGAAGAGGAAAAAAATGAGTGAAGCACCAGAGGCTTTTGTTTACAACGCAACAATGGAAAGAGTTATAGACGGTGATGGGTTTGTATTAAGTGAAATAGATTTAGGTTTTAAAGTAAAATTAGCCAACCAATCGGTCAGAATGGCTGGAATTGACGCACCCGAATCTAGAGTAAATACTAAAAGACAACCTGAACGAATTAAAGAAAAAGCGTTAGGCTTAAAAGCAAAAGAAAGATTGAAAGAATTATTAACAGGGGATATAAGAATTAAGTCATTGGGCCGTGGCAAGTATGGAAGATTGCTCGCCATACCATACGACTGTAACGGGAATGACATTTGTGCAAAACTTATTGAAGAGGGTTTGGCTGCTCCTTATTGGGGTGGTACAAAGAAAGCAAAAGTCAGAGATGACGGAACTTGGGGAGAATAATATGCAAATATCGCAAGAAGGTTTGTCGCTAATAAAAAAATACGAAGGCTGTGAGCTAGAAGCTTATTTATGCCCCGCAAAAGTTTGGACAATTGGTTATGGTCACACCAAAGGAGTTGAAGAAGGCAATAAAATAACCAAAGAAGAAGCAAATTACATGCTACAAGAAGAAATGATTGAGTATGAAGGCTATGTTAATGACATGGTAGATGTGGAATTAAACCAAAGCCAATACGATTCTTTGTGCGCCTGGGTATACAACTTAGGACCTACAAACTTTCAAAGCTCTACGTTATTAAAAGTTTTAAATGAAGGAAAATATAACGAAATACCACAACAAATTAAAAGATGGAACAAGGCTGGTGGTGAAGTCTTAAATGGTTTAATACGCAGAAGAGAAGCAGAGGCTTTATTATTTGAAGGAAAAGAATGGCTTTAACTAAACTAATACTTAATCCTGGCATTAATAAAGAGTCTACTGACCTTATGGATAAAGGCGGATGGGCTGATGGTAATTTAATTAGATTTAGAAAAGGGTTGCCAGAAAAAATTGGTGGTTGGAATAAAGCAACAACTGAAAACTATGAAGGAACAGGTCGTGCATTGACGGCATGGGTTGCTCTTGATGCTACAAAATATTTAGGATTAGGAACTACTTTTAAATACTACATTACAACCGGGGATATTCTTAACGATGTAACTCCAATTCGTGTAACTACAGGAGCCAATGAAATTTCTTTTGCTAAAGAAGGTAACGGAGATGCGACTCTTAATGTTACGGACACTGCCCATGGAGCGGTTGTAAACGATTTTGTAACTTATAGCGGTTGTGTAAGTTTAGGCGGTCTTATTACAGCTAGTGTACTAAACCAGGAATACCAAATTACCACCATTACGAGTGCCAATGTTTATACGATAGAAGCCAAGGACACTAGCGGTGATGAGGTTACTGCCAACGCTAGTGATAGTGGCAATGGTCAAGGCACTGTTATTGGTGCGTATCAAATTAATGTTGGTCTTGATGTGTACGTTTCTTCTACTGGTTGGGGAGCAGGCCTGTGGAGTGCTGGAACATTTGGATCTGCAACAGCTTTGTCTGCCACAGATCAATTAAGATTGTGGTCGCATGATGCTTTTGGTGAAGATTTAATTATTAATCCTAGAAATGGAGGAATATATTATTGGGATGAATCATCAGGATTAAGTAACCGAGCAGTAGACATTACAACTTTATCTGGAGCAAATTTATCTCCAACAAAAGGTCTTCAAACTATTGTTAGTGATGTTGACCGTCATGTTATTGTTTTAGGTGCAGATGCTATTTCTGGCAGTGCCAGGACAGGAAACATTGATCCATTGTTAATAGCATTTTCTTCTCAAGAAAGTATTACAGATTGGGAACCAACTTCTACAAACACAGCAGGATCGTTAAGACTTTCATCAGGATCTCAAATTGTTGGTGGACTAAGAGCAAGACAAGAAATCCTTATATGGACTGACACAGCTTTATACAGCATGCAATTTGTAGGTGCTCCGTTTACTTTTGGAGTTAATTTAATTAACGAAAACGTTGGTCTTATATCTCCAAATGGATTTGTTAATGCACCTGATGCTGTGTATTGGATGGCTAGAGATGGATTCTATACTTACAACGGATCAGTACAAAGATTGCAATGTTCTGTTTTAAATTACGTTCTTGATGATTTTAATTCAAATCAATCATTTAAAGTTACAGCATTTACAAACAAAGAGTTTAATGAAGTGGGTTGGTTTTATCCGTCTTCTTCCAGTACAGAAATAGACAGATACGTTACATACAATTATTTAGAAGGAGCATGGAGCATCGGAGAGCTTTCACGAACAGCATGGCTAGATGATGGCATATTTGAAAAACCTAGAGCAACAGGCAAAGACAGTTCCGTTAATTATATTTATATACATGAAGATAGTGATGACGCAGATGGATCTCCAATGAATAATGTTTTCATTGAATCCGGTGATATTGATATTGAAGATGGAGAAAAGTTTGGCTTTGTAAGAAAAATTATTCCAGACGTTAAGTTTTTTGGTACTAATTCTACTGGTGGGCAAATAAATTTTGTTTTAAAAACAAGGAACTTTCCCGGAGACAGCTTAACTACAAACTCTACCAACGATGTAACTAGTAGCACACAACAAAACTATGTTAGAGCTAGGTCTAGACAAATGGTGTTTAGAGTGCAGTCTGATGATGATGCATCAACAGGGTCAAGAACTGGGTTTAAATGGAGACTTGGAGCAAATAGACTTGAGATAAGGCCTGATGGTAAAAGGTAATGGCAAAACTTCTCAACACCAGGTTGCCATTAGCATTAACAGATGTAGATACTAATACATTTAATCGTCTAGTCAGAGTGCTAGAAATTAACTTAGGAGAGTACGACACAAGCGCAACTCCTCAATTTAATGATTCAGAGATTACCACTTTAGCTTTTAATGCAGGTGATGTAATATGGAATACATCTATCGGTGTATTGCAAGTGTATACTGGCAACCGATGGATACAGTTACATACTCCTGTGAGTCCACAAGGTTATGAGCTGCAGTCATCGGTAGGTTCTGTTACTGTTAAAATAGCGGGAGATACCACAATAAATCTTGGTTCTAGTAATGAATACTGGGACATAGAAAAATGGTACACATAAATAATATAATTTAATAATGAAAAATTTATCACAAGGAAACAAAGGAATAAAAGCTTTAGCTAAAAACAATCCAGCCCTTGTTGAAAATAGATTTGGTTATGATGTACCTGGTTTTTTTGGAGGAGGAAATATTAGTATTCCTCGCATTGGAGATATTGATAGATTAATAGAACGTAATCTAGCTAATTTATCAGACGATCCAAATTTTAATTATGCAAGAGATGTGTTGGGAATAAATATTGCAGAAGAAGATCAAACAGGACTAAGTCCAGAAGAAATAGAAGCAAAACTAGCTGCATCTAGATTAGCAAGGGGCTACGGATCAAGTGGTGGAATGGGAACAGGCGGAGGTAATTATGCAAGTACAACACCAGGCGCGCCTATATCTATTAATGCAAGAGATGAGACTCCAGATGCTTACAGATTTTATCCTAGTGAAGTATCAAAACTTTATTCACAAATGAAAGGCGTACCTTTTTCGCCATTAATAGCACCTCCTAAAGAAGCTACTTACATAGACAGCATGCAACCTAGAAAAATAAAAAGTCAGTTGTATGCAAAAGATGGAACTTACGTTAATGCTAATCCAGCTTTATCTAGTTACATGAAAGATGCTATTCATACGAAATATTATGGAATGCCTACAGCGCCTCTTAGAATGGGTATCAATGCAGCAGATAAACTTTTTGGCAATAGACCAATATTAGGAGGAATAACAAACGCACTTTCTGGTGGATTAAATCGTATGGATGATTTTACTAGAAGTTTATTAGACAAAGAAACTTATAAACAAAGAAACGAACAAGCAAACGAACAAGAAAACGAACAAGTAAATGAACAAGTAAACGAACTAGTAAACGAACAAGTAAACGAACAAGAAAACGAACAAACAAATAAAAGAAGAATGGAACTTCCTCGTTTTCAACAAGACAGAGATGCTATATTTCAAGAAAACGTAGAGGCTTTTCAAAACAGAGACTCAAGGCAAATGATGGCAGAAGGCGGAGAAGCTTTTCCAGAAAGAGAAGAATTAGTGACAGGACCGGGTGGTGAAAAAGGAGATAAAATACCTGCTATGTTAAGTGACGGTGAGTTTATCTTTAACTCAGCTGCTGTTAGAGGCATGGGAATCATGGCCGGTGCAAGCCCAGATGATGAATACGAAC